GGCACCAATAGAAGTTGATACAGCAGGAATGATTCTTGTTAAATCTTTTTCCTGTACGAGAACACCAGGTGATACTTGAAATGCCATAGTTTTCTCCTCTAATTAGCTAATTATTTTATACATATAAATTCATTTATCGTAAGTTTTCTTACGCCCATAGTCAAATTTCATTATTACTTCTATTTATAATTACTATAAATTGTACTAATGGTCTTTACGTACAACAGGAACCCACCTTGTTCCGTATTCATCAACTATATCTTCATTCATTGGATCTGTATTGATACCATTATCTATAAACCCAAAAGGTGCCATATCTTCTTCTATTAATTTCTGTTGTTCCACATACATTTGCTGACGTGCATTTTGATTAGTCAATTCTTTAAAATAACCTTGATTTGATACCCAACCAAAGATAACTAAACACATCATTAAATCATCATTTGCACCGTCTTCAGCCTGCCAAGATTGACCTCTTTTAGCAAAAGTTGACATCTCCTGTATAATCTTAAAAGAACTAGTTAAAAGTTTATCTCCCTCTATTAACGTCTTTAAATTAGCACAACCTACTCTTTTGATCTGTTTAGTCATACGAACACCTAAAGACGAACCACGACCACTATACATTGCACCAAGTATCTGTCCTGCTCGACCCTTTTGTGTACACATCATAAGATTAGGATACTCTATTTCAAAGTTCAGTGCTTCTGATATTTGTTGACCTATGTCATTGACTTCTACTAATATATGTGCTTGATTATATCTTAATGCAATCTCACTAATTATATTAGGAAAAATAAATGGTTTAACTTCGTTGTTTTTATATAATGCAACAACCTTAAATGGCATTTGTGTAACGTCAAAGACAACAAAAGCAGAATAGTCTTTATCAACTCCTCTTGCAACGTCAACTGTAATTACATAAGTATGATCTTTAATAGGTTCTTCAAATTGATCTACACTACCTGCTGATTTTATAGGTTCAAAATACGGTATTGTTTTTATTTTTGCTGGTGATATAAGCGTATTAACTGAACCTAAAAATTCACATTCAAACTCTTGTTGGAATTGTTCAGGTGAGGTATTTCTAATTGTTTGTTCTTTCCATTCTTCATCTCTTCCAGGTACCTCTGACCAATGTACTTCAATAGGAACATAATCATTTCTTTTTGTTTCTGCGTCTGTCCATAATTTGTAAAACTGATTCATACCATAAGGTGTAGATACAATAATCATCTTTGTATTTTTACCAGCAGAGATAGTAGGATATACCGAACTAAAAAATGATTCGGCAATATTTGTAGGTACGAAAGCAAACTCGTCTAAGAATATAATGTTATATGAACCTCCTCGAATAGCAGATGAAGAAGTAGCAGCAGCAATAATTTGAGATTTGTTTTCTAACTCTATTGAACCTTTGTTCCAGTTTATAACACCTTGTTGTAACCATTTAGGTAAATTTTCATATGCAAGTTGTAAACGTCCTAATATATCTCTAGCAGTAGATGATTTGTTTGCTAATATAGCAATATTAGAATTAGGATTAAATAATGCGAAATGCATTAAATAAGAAATTGTTGTTGTTGATTTACCTGACTGTCTTGGTAGTTTACAAATAGTAAATCTATTATTATGAATAGTATCTACAATCTTCTTTTGAAAGTTATACATTTTAAAAGGCACAAGACCTTCATCTAATGATACAATTCTAATATATTTTTCCATAAAGTAAATAGGATCATCTGCACACTTTTTAAATTCTGCAATTTGTTCAGCAGTATATTCTTGTGGTGTATTTACTTTTTTAAGATTAGGATTTCCTAAATATGCATCATTACTCATTACAATAATTTCCTTAACTAATTGTGTACAGATTACTTATCTGTTTCTTCAGGTGTAATAGTTTTTGTTTTATCATCATTTTGTTTCAACATTTTTTGTAATTCTGCTGTAGAACCAACAAAAAGAGCATTTTTTATATTCGCACTTGTTTTATTAGGAACTTCTTTTAAGTCTTTTAATTTTTTTTGCAAGTCTTGTAATTTATCTACAGTTGTAGCAACTTGACCTATTAACTGTCCTGCAACTTCATATGCACGAGGATGTTGTCCTTCTTTTGCAATATCTAATATACCTTGTATTGCCTCTTGTCCTCTTTCAATTAGATTATAGTAATTCTCTCTACTATACTTGTAATCATTATCTACATCACCTTTGTCTTTTTCTTCAACACGAGCAACTAAAGGTTTAAATTCTTTTTGTTCTACAGGTGGTTTAGATTCTACACCTAATATTTCATTGACTCTATCTTCTAATTTACTCATTATGTATCATTTCCTGTTTCTGGATCATATCGTTTTCCATCATTAAAAAAACTAATTGTAGTTGTAAATCCAAAATCATCATCTGCGTCAGCACTTGATGGATTAGGTACAATCACAATTCTTTCTTCTCTTGTTAATGGTGAATCAGTATCAGTACCAATATCTGCTTGTACTGTTTTAATAACACCTTGATTGCTCATTGGACCAAATAGATAAGTTTTTGCTGTAAATGATAATGTATAAATTACAGCACGTCTTTGTGTAAATGAACCATCATAAGTATCTTCATAACCTATATTTCCTAATACAATAGGTATATCTCTTTTAATTCCTAAATCAGGAACTACATTTACTGTTACAGTATAGTCTGGTTGAAAGTATGGTAATATTTGTTCTATGATTTGTAATCCATCTTCAGCAGTAGCAGTAAACACATATAAATTCATAGTGATATTATACGGCACAGGTGTATAATTGTAATTCATTTTTTCACCACTCTCACCTGATTTAACTTTAGAATATTTTTGTACTCGTGTTAATTTTCTACTAGGATCATATGCAAGACCTGTAATTTCAAATCCCATACGAGGTAATGTAGTTGCAAATTCTCTACTTTCTAAATTTGATTGTTGATCTAATCTAACTAAAAACTTTTCTTTTGGTGCATATGCAAGTGGCACTTTAATTCTAGCAGTTACACCACCTGTACTATTTGTTCTTTGAATAACTACATTATTAAAGATTTGACCAAACGCAATAATAAGTTTTCTAAATCCTTGATTATAAAATCTATTTCCTAACATTAACTGTCCTCATCTCCAAATGGGTTTCTTTCAGTAAAATCTAATATGTCATCTAATGCTGACGCAGTATCAAATCCTGCTTCAGTATCTAAATCTGTATTTGAAGCATAAGATGATTGAGTTTGAAGCACAGAAGCAACATAGTCCTCATTTAAGAAGAAAGCAGGTTCACCAGTAGCATAGTCTTGTTCTAATCGTAATGAACCTTCACCTGTATCTGCTACTGTACCTGATTCTAAAGATACTTTATAGTCTAATGTATCTAATGTGTATTTTGTTTCTGCGTCATCAATTGTATTTAATCCAGTATTTAATTCTTCCGAACTGTACTCCCAACGTGTTACTCTTAATTTGTAAACTGGTAATTGTCCTAATGCAAAGAAAGGTTCCTGATCTTCAACAAATTGAATTTCAAAAAAACTGTTCATAAGAGGATAGTAAATTATATCACCCTCATTTGGTCTACCTGTAGCAATCAAACTATCTTTTTGACCTACGTGATAATCCCAACTTCTTTTAGACACCATAAATGTAGTGTCTTCTCTAATCTCTAATCCAAATTTAGATATTAATTCTTGTGAACCAGCAAATCCTTCAGTTGATTCAATGTACATTTCAATCAACCAAGAATCATCAAAACGAGAAGTTGTATCTTCTCCTAAGATTAAATCTCTATTGACTAAAGTACGTGGTAGATAATAGACATCGTGGCCGTAGATTTTAAGACCTTCAACAATTAAATCTTCGTAAAGTCTTTTTTCGTTTTGGTTACCGATGCCGTTGCCACCTTGAAAGTAATGATTAATTGGCATAGCATTATCCTATCATCATTGCTGGATTTAATTCGTATGTGCTTCTGATTTCCTGTTCTAATTTGTCAATGTCTTGTATTGCTTCTGAGAATATTTGTTGGCCATTTAATGTTACACCACCAACCATAGCTACACCGTTAAATTTAGATAGATTAGCACCCCATTGTTTTTTAAATAAAGCGGTTGTGTATCTTTTTAAATAAATGTCATTGTAAACATCTGTATAAATTGTTGGATCTAATTTTCTATAGCACTCAATAACTATATACTCGCCAACTTGTATATCATTCTTCCAGTCCATATCAATGTACAATCTGTTATCGTGTTGATTAAATCTTAATGGTTTTTCACCTACTAAAACATGGTCTAAGAAATCTAAATGTCTTAATACAACATCATAGTTAATAATACTTGTTGATGAAAAATCATAAAGGTCATTTAATCTTAATTGGTATCTTACATCAAATAAGTTTAGATTACCTTTATTGGAAAATGGAAAAATATTAATAACTGAAATTACACTTTCAGGTACAACTATAAATGCGTTACCCTCTTTCCAAGTTGTTGTTACAGAATTTTTAGTTACTGATTCAGATGTATCAGCATTAATTCTATCGTAATCATCTTGTGTGTATTGATATTTTAAATACGTTCTTCTAATAGCATCATAATGATATTGTGCAAAGTATTGAAGCGCTTCATCAATTCTATCTTCCAACTGGTCATCATCAGCGTTGATTTCTATGACCGGTTTTCCAAGTGCTCTTAAAGCGTATTGTTTTAATTGTTCTCTGCTTGATGGTGTTGCCATAAAATACCTTTAGTTCTCTTACATATTTATAAGAAAACTAAAGACTAAAAACAACTATTTAAGAATTTGATTCTTCAGGTTTAGACAATTGTTCTTTTTTTTCAAACTACCAAGTAATTCACCAGATTTTTTATTTCTTTGTATGTAGCCACAATTTAACTTGCTGTTATCGTTTTGAATGTTATTCCTGGACCTGTAAATTCTTCTGTTTCTGTGGTTAAGGTAACATGAACACTACCTCCCACAGCTATACCTGCTGTTTGTGTACCACCAGATCCTAAAAGTCGTCTTCCAGTATTCATATTTGTACTGTTTGTCCATGAAGATCCATCATATAGTTCTGTTTCAGCTCTTTGTGGAAAACCACCATAAGCTATACCTGCCGTTTGAGATCCAGATCCTCCTAATTGTTGTCTTGCTGTGTTCATATTTCCACCCGCTGTCCAAGTAGAACCATCATATTCTTCAGTTTGTCCATTTACAGGACTACCTTTCATATTAAGTCCTGCTGTTTGAGTTCCAGCACCGGCATTGCTATTTACTGCAGCATTTAAATTTCCTCCAGCTGTCCAAGCTGTTCCATTATATTCTTCGGTTAGGGCTTCAGAAGTTGGATTAACTCCACCAAAAACAAGTCCTGCTGTTTGAGTTCCAGCTGCTCCTCCAGCATAACGGGAATTACCTAAATTTCCTCCAGCTGTCCAAGCTGTTCCATTGTATTCTTCTGTAGCTACTTGAGATCCAGGTTGCCCACCAATAGCTAAACCTGCCGTCTGTGTGCCAGCTCCCATTAATTTTGTTCTTCCACTACCCATATTTCCACCACCAGTCCATGAAGATCCGTCGTATTCTTCTGTTGCACCTGGAGTTCCTCCAAAATATAATGCTGCTGTTTGTGTACCTTGATTTGCTCCTGCTCCTGCGTAATGAGTAGTCCCTAAATTGCCACCAGTAGCCCAAGATCCTGTAGTACTTAACTCTGCAGCTTTTAATAATTTTGAAACAGTGTTATACCAAACTTGACCGTTAACAGGATTGCTTGGATCTGATGAAAAACTTTGAATATTTGTTCCTTTAATTTCTTTGTATGTAGGCATGTTTTAACTACCAGATATTGTTAACTACCAGATATTGTTAACTAGTAGATATTGTTAATGTTGCACTTCCTCCACCTGTATATTCTTCTGTGGCTCCTGTTACAGATGGTGAAATTCCACCAAAGGCCAATCCTGCTGTTTGAGTACCAGCACCAGCTAACTCCCCTCTTGCCGTAGCTAAGTTTCCTCCAGCTGTCCAAGATGTACCATCATATTCTTCTGTAGCTGCTGTTGGGGGAACTCCACCAAAGGCCAATCCTGCTGTTTGAGTACCAGCACCAGCTAAACTCCTTCTGCCCGTAGTTAAACTTCCTCCAGCTGTCCAAGATGTACCATCATATTCTTCTGTGGCTGTAGGGGCTCCCACTCCACCAGAGGCCAATCCAGCGGTTTGAGTACCAGCACCAGCAAACTGCCTTCTTGCCGTAGCTAAGTTTCCACCAGCTGTCCAAGATGTACCATCATATTCTTCTGTGACTGCTGTTGAGGGCATTCCACCACCAATGGCCAGTCCTGCTGTTTGTGTACCAGCACCAGCTAATTTATATCTGGCCGTACCTAAATTTCCTCCTGCTGTCCAAGCAGAACCATCATATTCTTCTGTCTCATTTTTAACTGGTTCAAGTGGATGAGTTCTACCTCCAAAAGCTATTCCTGCGGTTTGTGTACCAGCACCAGCTAAATAAAATCTGGCCGTAGCTAAGTTTCCTCCAGCTGTCCAAGATGTACCATCATATTCTTCTGTAGCTGCTGTTGCGGGTGGTCCTCCACCAAAGGCCAATCCTGCTGTTTGAATACCAGCACCAGCTAAAGAATATCTGGCCGTAGCTAAATTTCCACCAGATGCCCAACCAGATTGGGTAACTCTTTTATTTTTTAATTCGTTTGAAGTTGTATTATACCAAACTTGACCATCAATAGCATTTGATGGATCAGTTGCAAAGGATTGAATTGTTGTTCCTTTAATTTCTTTGTATGTAGGCATATTTTTTATCCTTAGTTTAACTAGTAGATATTGTTCTTGTTTCAGTTCCTCCACCTGTAAATTCTTCAGATGCGTTAATAGCAGGTGTCCCAGTAGATGGACCTTGTTGACCACCAAAAGCTAAACCTGCTGTTTGAGTTCCAGCGCTTCCCATGTAAGTTCTTTGGTTTGCCATATCTGCAGTAGCTGCCCAAGATGTTCCATCCCATTCTTCTGTATTAACAGTACCACTATTGAAACCTGGCCTATTACCACCTATACCTATAGCTGCTGTAGTAGTTCCAAATCCTCCTAAACCATATCCTCCAGTACCCATTTGACTTCGATTTGTCCATGAAGTTCCATCGTATTCTTCGGTTCCTCTTTTATTACCAGGTCCACCATAAGCTAAAGTTGCTGTTTGAACTCCACAACCCGCTAAATAGTATCTACCTCCGTTTAAGCTTCCACCAACTGTCCAACTTGTTCCGTCATATTCTTCAACTCCAGATTGATATGGTAAACCTCCGATATTTAAAGCTGCTGTTTGGGTTCCAGAAGATGTTTGAAGTCTACTTATAGAATTTAAATTTCCTCCAGCTGTCCAAGATGATCCATCATATTCATTAGTGTTCACTATTCCACCATCCGCTGATGCAATTCTGCCTCCCATAGCCACACCTGCTGTTTGTGTTCCAGCTCCATCAAATCCATATGTTGTTTCGGGGTAATTTCCACCACCCGTCCAAGATGTTCCATCATATTCATGTGTTAAAAGAGAATTAGACGATGGAGCAGTACTTCCAGCAACACTAAGTGCTGCCGTTTGTATCCCCGTTGATGCCATTTTATATGAGTTCGTAGGCATATTTCCACCAGATGACCAAGCGGCGGTTGCAATAACTTTTTGTTTTAATGCGTTTGAAGTTGTATTATACCAAACTTGACCATCAATAGGATTTGATGGATCAGTTGCAAAGGATTGAATTGTTGTTCCTTTAATTTCTTTGTATGTAGGCATATTTTTTTACTTACTTATTCTGTTAATATTATATCGTCAGGTCTTGTGTTACTCTCTACTGCTGGTGCTTTCTCAGCATCAGGTAAAGCATCCCACGCAGCTTGTGCTGCTTGTATCACTGCATCAACAATCGCTTGTGCTTCATCCTTAGTTTTAACAGCACCTGCAACTTTAGCAATCCAAAGATTAGCATGTTTGTTATGTGCTGGTAACTGCCAAACATTACCAGGATAGCTTTTAAACGTAATTTTAGAAGATTCATCATGTTCGATAAAACCCTTTCCCCAGTTTTCTGCTACACAATATTGATATGTTTTTGCCATTTTATTTTCTCCTTAATTTTTATTTGTCTTTTAATAACCAACCTTGTGTGTTATCAGTGAAAACAAGTGTAAATGCTGCTCTTTCAACTGAAACTGTTAAGTCATTACCAGAACTTGCTATGTTTTGACCATTTCTAGCTACTGTAATATTGTTTGTATCTGCTGTACCAGCGTAATCTACGATAGTTACCTCATCACCTAAACTAGGAGAAGAAGGTAGAGTTACTGTGATAGCACCTGATGTTGTGTTTACAAAATATCCTTCTCCAGCAACTGCTGTAAACGCTGATGTTTTAACCGCTTGCCAAGAAGTACCGCCACCAGAAATATCTGATGTTAAAGCAATTGTGCCAGCCGAACCTCCAGGAACGGTGTGCCCGTTCAGTGTACTTGCCGCAAGGTTATTAACACCAACCACATTACCATTGGAAAATGTGAAATCATCATCTCCCGCTATAAATTTAACGTCAGTGTCGGAATAAAAAATTAAACCGTGACCTGAGCCATCATCACCTCGTATGTAAGCACCAGCAGATGTTGTGATCTGATTTCCATTGAGATCCAAATTGCCACCCAGCTGCGGTGTTGTGTCATCAACGAGATCACTACTGACTGCCACCCAGTCATAGTCACTACCATTCCAACTTAGTACTTCACCAGATGATGCTGTACTTGTGTTTATATGTGTATCTACATCTGAATTTGTGTATGTTGAAACTGTAGCGAAAGATAATGCACCACTTCCGTCAGTTTTTAAGAACTGTCCTGCTGAACCGTCTGTAATTGCAGCTGTTGGTTGTGAAGTAAATACAGGCACATAACCTGTTGCGTTAGGTAAAGTTATTGTTCTGTCCGCTGTAGGGTCAGTAACAGTTAAATTTGTTTCAAAGGCATCACTTGTAGCGCCTTCAAATCTTAAAGAATTTTGTACATCAATTGTAGTTGAGTTTACAGTTGTTGTAGTACCTTGTACTGTTAAATTACCTGATACTGTTAAGTTGTCATCAATAGTAACTGTACCGCCTGCTGAATCTATTGTAAGATTTCCTGAAGACGTATCAATTTCATTATCTCCTGTTATACCTATTTGAATATTTCCTTGTAAGTTACCAACAGTAGTACCACCTGCAGTAGAACCATCGTGTAAGATAACTTTGTTTAAAGTTGTATCTACCGTTAATTCACCAACTGAACCTGTATAGGCAGCATTTTCAGCAGTAGTACCTCTTCTTAATTGTAAAATTGTTGGCATTGTTTTACTTCTCCCTTTTTTAACAAACTAATATTATTTATAATAATTATTTGTTTTACTTCCTTTTTTTACGTTAATTTTTATGCAACACTTCCTAAATTAATTGTTAGTAAGTGACCATAATTCATATTATCTGTTGTATTTACCGTTAATGTTACGCCAAAAGCGTCAACAGGTGTTGTTTGAGGTTTAGTTTCTCCACCTGCTAAATCTAAAGTATCTTTTAAACCAGATAATTTTTCATCATCAGTCAAAAAATGCAATCTGTCAGATTTTAAATCTGCCAAAGATTTTTGTTCTATATTTCCTATATAAGCCATTTTTTATCCTATGTTGAAATGTCATCTACTACACTAACCCAACAGTCAACTGAGCTTGCAGTATCAGAAACGACTTTTAAATCGTCACCACTTTTTACTACATATTTTGCCCCACCGTCTATTAGTTGTAAAGTAGATCCTGCCTGTATTGGCGCATTTTTAATTAAATACACATCATTAGAAGAATCAACATCATTAATATATACATCAACAAAAACTTGTGATCCTGTTGTATTTGCTACTCCCACACCAATAACCGTATCGTAACTATCAGCTGTAAAAATAGTACTAGCTGAGGTTCCAATGTTTCTTGCTACATATCTTCTAAAATTCTGTGCCATATTTAAATCTCTCTATATTTATATATTTATAATGC